TCAAAGACAAAAGCGGCTCAATCGAGAAGAGTGAGTGGGACGCATTGTTACTTGACGACAAACGCAGACAAATTGACGATGAAGACTCGAAGCGAGATCAGCAACGTAAGATGGTTTGGTTTGCACTCGTTGGTATGCTTATATACCCTTTTGCAATTATCATTACAGCCATAGCTGGATTAACTGAAGCTACTGAGGGATTAAAATCTATTGCCGGTGTGTATTTCATATCTGTTAGTGCAATAGTAGGTGCGTTCTTTGGCTTTACTAATATTAAGAAAAAAGGTGATTCATAATGTTAGGTATTATTAATAGTGTAGCAGGATTAGCTACGGCATTTATTGACGGGAAGACTGTTGTAAAGAAAGCAGAAGCTGAGACAAAGATGAAGATTGCTACTGGCGAGATTGATTGGGACATCGAAGCTATGAAGGCTACACAAAATAGCTGGAAAGACGAATGGATAACTCTACTTTTTTCTATCCCATTAATTTTAGCATTCATGGGTGATTGGGGTAATGATATTGTACAAGCAGGGTTTGTAGCACTAGAGGTTATGCCGGACTGGTATCAATACAGCCTCGGTGGTATAGTTAGTGCCAGCATTGGTATGCGTGGTGTAAGCAAGTTCTTTGGAAAGTAGATACAATGGCAAGTGAAAACTTTAAAAAATGTTTAGATATGTTACTGGCGCACGAAGGAGGATTTGTAAATCACCCAAAAGATCCCGGAGGTATGACAAATTTGGGAGTCACTAAAAAGGTGTACGACGAATGGATTGGTCGTGAGTCTACGGAACAAGAAATGCGTGACTTAACACCGGATGATGTAGGGCCGATATACAAGAAAAACTACTGGGACCGGGTTAAAGGAGATTCATTAGTTTCGGGCTTGGATTGGGCCTGTTTTGATTGGGCCGTAAATTCCGGATCAGGCAGACCTGCAAAAGCTGTGCAACGTGCCGTGGGCGCTACGCAAGACGGAGCCATTGGCCCAGCTACACTTTCATTGGTCATGGAAAAAGACCCTAAATTTATCATTGAGTATGTTCATGATGTAAGACAAGATTTTTATAAAAGTTTAAAAACTTTTGAAACTTTTGGACGTGGTTGGACTCGTAGAAATAAAGAAACCTTACATCAAGCATTAGAAATGATATAACAATATAAACGTATAGGAGAATAAAAATGTCAGCACCAAAAAAATCATCCCGTCCTAAGCTGCGGCCCAAAGATTTGAAAAGCAAGCGAAACGTAGATAACTTTGACATGGAGTATTCAGACAGAACTCCGCCAATTATCGAGTTTGATGACGATTATAACGACACCGCCGAAAACCCTCACACCCGTAACTTCCGTGGTGGTGGCAAGGTTATGTCTAAAGGCATGGCAAAAGGCGGCAGGGTTATGTCTAAAGGCATGCACCAGATGCCAGACGGTTCAATGATGGCGGACGACGATCCATCTATGAGAGGCATGGCAAAAGGCGGCAAGGTTATGTCTAAAGGCATGGCAAAAGGCGGCAAGGTTATGTCTAAAGGCATGGCAAAAGGCGGCAGAGTTATGTCTAAAGGCATGGCAAAAGGCGGCAGAGTTATGTCTAAAGGCATGGCAAAAGGTGGCAGAGTTATGTCTAAAGGCATGGCAAAAGGTGGCAGAGTTATGTCTAAAGGTTTAAAAGCTTTGAAAGAAGAAAGACCTGATGTTGTTGCTCAAATGGGCTATAGAAGAGGCGGCAGAGTTATGTCTAAAGGTGGGGCTAAAGGTGGGGTAAGAGGTGGTCTATCACGACGTGCAGACGTAAGAGATAATCCTAACAGGGGTAAAACCTATTAATGCCATATCTACAAAGTAACATTCCACATTTTAAATGTTGGGTGCGGCGTGAGTACACACACAATCATAATGCGTACCACGGAGAGTTTCTACATGCGATGGCAATTGCTGTCACCACCATGCCTAATAGGTGTTTAAGTTTTCAAGTTATCTTCACCGGGTGTGAATCTGAGCTAGAAGGGGAACCTAATGTGCATGGTGGAGCTATGTGGGCTAGAATGCCTATAACGGCTTTGGTTGCAGACACCCCCTTTGAGGAGTGGCCTACACCTATGCCTGTTCATGAGGCGCAGCCTTGGGATTGTTCATCTCATACACATGCTGTTTATCAAATGGACAGAGCTACACCTTGCCCTTGGCTTGCAAAGGTTGGTAGCGAGTTTTATCCAGCTAAGTACATGTTTACGGTGGACTATACGGACAGCGAAATTGCTGATGATCCAGCGCAACACAAACAAAGTCATGTGTTGGAGTTATTAGATGCTGGTGAATATACTGGAAACATAGTTGCCCTTCCAAACAACCGTGTTCGTGTAACACACCCTGCATGGTTTAATACAGGAGAAGGCGCTCCTGACTTTCGACCATCTCAGAATATACACTATTCTAAATCTGATTTAGACTATACATTAGATGTTAATCAAATATTTGATAACATATACAATGAAACAGGGGGGGACTAACAAATGCCTACAGTTATGATAAGTATTCTTCCGGACGGCATTCCGGTTGATAAAATGCAGGGTGGCGATGACGATGATCCTCGCTGCCCTGTTGCAACTCAAGACTATGTTTGCGATAGTTGGTCCGAAGGTGGTCCAATGACAGGTAACGCACAAGAAACTTATAAGGATATGATGTAGTGGATGTTGTTGACTTTGCAAAACATATGTATAGGTTGTTGGAGAAACGCGAACTAGAAATAGCCGAGTCTCTTTCCCAAGGCAATGCCAAAGATTGGGAAACATACAAAATGATGGTGGGAGAGATACGAGGCCTCTCTTTCACTAGAACTGAAATTAGGGCCTTGCTGGAGAAAAACGCAGATCATGTCGAAGAAATTATATCTTCCTGACCATGTCGCGCAGAAAATGAACAAGGATCGTGAGGCGGGAGCCTCAGAAGATTCCTCTGTGAAAAGCGCATATGTTGACGCCAGGGTCTTAGACCCTTCCCTTATTGATAAATCTTTAATTGAAAGACTTCCACAGCCAACAGGTTGGCGGATTCTTGTTATGCCGTACCAAGGAAAAGAAAAGACCGCATCTGGTCTTTATATTCCAGAGGAGGTGCGAGAACGTGAAGCTGTTGCTACGGTTGTTAGTTACGTCTTACGATTAGGTCCCCTTGCCTATAAGGACCCAGATAAGTTTGGACCGAATCCCACTGCATGGTGTGCTGAAGGTCAATGGGTTTGCATTGGTCGGTACTCCGGATCCCGTTTTAAGATTGACGGTGGTGAAGTTCGCATCATCAACGACGACGAAGTGATTGCAACATTACTAGAACCCGATGACGTGAAGCACGTTTAGGACATGGAGATTAAAATGGACGAAGAACGCGAAGAAGAAATTATTGTAGAAACTGAGGACGACGAACAGTCTTCATCGGAAGAATCTTCTAACGATACATCAAACAACAAAGTTTCAGTTTCTGGTGGTGACGAAGAAGAGCTAACAGATTACAGTAAGAATGTTCAGAAACGAATTAAAAAGTTAACTGAGCGTAATAAATTTGCTGAACGAGATCGTGAAGAAGCGGTGCGGGTAGCGCAACAACTCTTAAATGAGAACAACCAATTAAAATCCCGTGTTCAACAAGTAGATACTGGATACCTTAATGAGTATGGTAACCGTCTAGGCCATCAAGAACAGGCCGCAAAAAATGCTTACAAAAACTCTTACGAAGCTGGAGACTCTGATGGGTTACTAGCCGCGCAAGAACAGCTTACTCAAATTGCCGTGGACAGACAAAAGTATACGGAAGCACAACATAGAGTAGATCAACAACAAAAGGTAGATGTTGAAAGACAACAAGTTGCACAACAGCAACAGGTTGTGCCACAACAGCAACAGGTTGCAAGAAAAACTGATCCAAAGGCTGAAGCGTGGGCACAAAAAAATGCTTGGTTTGGGGAAGACGAGATCATGACCCAAGCAGCTTTTACCTTTCATAGACGATTAGTTGAAGAAGAAGGGTTTGACCCTGAGAGCGAAGACTACTATAATGAGGTAGATCGTCGGCTTCGAACGGAATTTCCGCAGAAGTTTACGACAAGAAAAACGGGAGGAGGTAGTCAGGTCGCATCCGCTGGCAACTCCGCATCCCGCAACACTAAACAGGGGCGCAGGTCGGTCAAGTTAACGCATTCACAAGTCGCGATAGCGAAGAAACTCGGTGTCCCTCTTGAACAGTACGCTAAGTATGTGAAGGATTAAAGCAATGACAGATAATAGAACAACGCGAAAAAGCGAAACACGCGAAACAGAAACGCGCAGAAAACCCTGGGCACCGCCCAGTCACCTTGAAGCACCAGAGCCTCCAGTAGGTTATGTGCATCGTTGGATTCGAGTTGCAATGCGTGGCGAAGAGGACAAAATGAATGTCCACTCTAAGCTACGAGAAGGATGGTCACCCGTCCGTGCCGATGAGTATCCTAACTATGAAGCCCCCGTCATCGATGATGGCAAATATCAGGGCGTTATAGGTCAAGGAGGACTGATGTTGTGCCGAATGCCTGTCGAGACCGCCAATGAAAGAGCCGCGTATTACGGGACCCGGACCCGAGAACAGATGGTTGCTGTCGATCAGGACTTAATGAAGGACCAACATCCTTCCATGCCAATTAGTAATAATAGGCAAAGTCGTGTAACTTTCGGAGGATCACCACGAGACTCCGAGTAAACTTTTATTGAGGTGCTATTATGGCAAATTCTAACGGATCCTTTGGGTTACGACCCTTGGGAAAGATTGGTCAATCGACCAACTCTACCGGTATGACAGAGTATCGCATAGCTTCTGACAACTCCAACCCGATCTTTCAAGGCATGGCGGTTATTCCGTTAGCTGGCGGGGTCATTGACGATCTACAGGCTGCGGCCGGTGGTAACGTGTCAATCGTTGGTGTTTTTGGCGGATGTGAGTATGTCTCTTCTACTAATGGAGAAACAATTTTTGCAAACTCTTGGCCGGGTTCTGGCGCGGATAGTAATTTCCCCGTCAAAGCCTTTCTGTATGACGATCCAAATCAATTGTTTACAATTGCTACATCTAATGTTGTAGCGGCTGCAAACACTGAAGCAGAGATTCGTGCAGCTGTGTTTGCAAACATCGCGTTTGCAACAGGAAACAGTGGTGTAACAGCTTCTGGAAAATCCACTGCAACAGCAGATTTAAACACAATCGCAACTACCAACACACTGGCACTACGCATTATGGGTATTCAAGATGACCCAGACAATGCTGACTTCACTGCTGCGGGTATTCCATTAATCGTTCGTATAAACAACCACTTCAATGCACCTACTGGTTCCATTGCTGCTGGTACTGTTTCTACGACCGGCGTATAAGGGGACTAACACATGGCTATTTCACGCGCACAATTAGCGAAAGAGCTTGAACCAGGTCTCAACGCCTTGTTTGGAATGGAGTATGATCGTTACGAAAATCAGCACTCTGAAATCTACACTACTGAGTCCTCAGATCGTGCATTTGAGGAAGAAGTTATGCTTTCCGGTTTTGGCGCTGCGCCAACTAAATCGGAAGGTTCAGCCGTCAACTTTGACGATGCGAACGAAGCATTTACTGCTCGGTACAACCATGAAACTATCGCACTTGCGTTCTCAATTACCGAGGAAGCAATCGAGGACAACTTGTATGACCGCTTAGGCAGTCGTTACACACGCGCCCTTGCACGTTCGATGGCTCACACTAAGCAGGTCAAAGCCTCCGCTGTTTTAAACAACGGTTTCTCAGGCGGCGCAACTGCGGGTGGTGACGGTAAAGCACTTTGTGCAACTGATCACCCACTTACAAACGGTGGCACTTTTGCTAACAAACCGTCTACAGATGCAGATCTAAACGAAACTTCTTTGGAAGACGCTTTGATCAATATCGCTGGTTTCGTTGACGAACGTGGGTTGAAAGTCGCTTTACGCGGAATGAAACTTATTATTCCACGTCAACTGCAATTCGTTGCAGAGCGTCTTATGGTTTCTAACCTTCGTGTTGGAACTTCAGACAACGACACAAACGCAATTCGTTCAATGGGTATGTTGCCTGATGGTTATGCCGTCAACGACTTCCTAACAGATACGGATGCGTTCTTTGTTCTGACTGATGCCCCTCGTGGTCTTATCCACTATGAGCGTTCATCTCTTGCAACAAACATGGAATCAGACTTTGATACAGGCAACATGCGTTTCAAAGCTCGTGAGCGTTACAGCTTCGGTTTCTCTGATCCACGTTGCGTATTCGGCACAACAGGCGCCGCATAATATATTAACAAATCTTCTAGGTTTGTTTGATGGGGCGGTCTTTGCGGATCGCCCCTTTCTTTTTTTTAAAATGTAATGTATTGTGGCCTTATCCCTGACAGTCGCATAATGCGGCTGACTTAACCCCGACAGGAGATTCTCATG